ACCCGAACTTACGGGACCTGAACCTATGGGACCCGAACTTACGGGACCTGAACCTATGGGACCCGAACTTACGGGACCTGAACCTATGGGACCCGAACCTTCTGTAAATGCTCCCTCTGTAAATGCTCCCTCTGAATCACTTGAACAAATGCCTCCAGCACAGCAAGCGATCCCTCAACAACCAAGAGTGGGAGGCAAAAGTAACCGAAAACGAAACAAGTCGCGTAAAACAAAAAAATCAAAACGCACACAGTAAAAATTTACGCATTAGTTCAACAAAACAAATCAAATTCTAGATATTTGCTATATCCAATTTCTAGAATACATGTGGTTTAGTATCATTCAAAACGTGATTATTTCTGTATTAATTATATTTTTGTCACATCATTTAGTCACTTTTTTGCAAAACACATACACTACGCGTAAAACAAAAGACGTAGTAGGGTTTCATGTCCAAAAATATAAAACAATTATGAATGAACTCCAAGAAACCAATGCAAAAGACAAACTCGCATGGATGAAAGAAATCAATGAAGCAAAATCGGCAGCAAATACGATTTCATCACTTACTTCAAAAGATAAGACCGATTTATCTGAAACCGATCTGCGATCCATGAATGAAGACCTTGCAGAATTTATTCAACGGCAAATGAACCAATATTGATATTGTTTGGTCTGTTTTCACTTTACATGCAAAAACGGAGAGAGATTTACACCTTTGCACATTCAAACCGCCCAAAATGCATATTTCAATAAATGACTTTTGACACGATTTGGAGACCATTGAAGTCTAGTTTGTAATATGTTACACACCAAGGAAATGCCACAAATGCTCCAAACCCACGTCCTATCACATCTGTAAACATATCTTCATAAGCATAATTAATACGTCCAGTCAATGTGATCCCTTTGGATTGCATCCAATGCAATGTATCCAAAAACCCCTTTTCCATATCTACATAACCAGCTACTTTACAATCACAAGGTCCCTCCAATTCATTATTCGAGCCATCATCTACAAATATCAAATACATATCATCAGATTTGCTTGATGTATCCTCGTATTCTTTTAACTCCTCCGGCGTAAGAGGCCTGCTCGTAGTCAGAGTTCCGAAAAATTGAGTATACATTCCCATTTTTGTCTGTTGTTATTTAAGACAACAGACGATAAATAAATCAATTTTTACACCGTTTCTCATTTAACGCGCCCATTTGTATGATAATATTTGAAAGAAGTGTTTTGAAAACATAACGATATTTAGAAAAAAATACAATTATAATACAATTACAATTATATTTTTACACCTTTATCTCTAATCTTTATCTCTAATCTTCATCCACAAATTCCCCAACATATTTCCACCTATCACCTCTACCTTCCCATCTACAACTACCCCCTTTCCCTCCCATAATCTACTTTTTACTTTTTCTTCACTACACCTCATAGCAGGATGAATTAACACTTTCCCTTTACTTTTGACTAACTCCTCTTTTACTTCTTCATAGTTCTCATATTTATATTTACATATTTCAATTTGTACATCTACACCCAATCTATACCACAATTCCAATTCTTCTTTACTCAAAATAAACTTTCTCCCCATTTTTTTTACTAATCCTCCATCTTTTTCACATACTCCTCTCAAAAATCTATTACCATACTCCAACAAATCCCTTTTTCTTTTTTCATCTTTACACAACTTACCTACTCTAACAAACTTTTCTCCATGAAAACAACTTTCTCCACTATCATACTCTCTCATCTCCTCTCCATCTTCTATCTTAACAACACATTCCCAAAAATTGCTCAAACACCTACCCTCTTCTTTTTTATAGAAGAAATTCATAACCCTCTGCGTCAATATTTTCTTATCATTCATAGTTATAAATGTTATAAATTATAATTATTATAATTTATAAAAAAGCAAAACAATTTTATTTACTCTTACTTCTATATTTTTTGGTACGACGTGCATTTCCACCTTCTTGATTTATTACTGTTTTCTGTGCATAGGTTTTTGGTTTTATTTTATGTTTAGAAATTGTAGCACGTGTCAAAGTTTCAAGAGTTGCTATCTTGCCTTCATTAAGAAACCTTATATAATCTTCAATTTCGTCGTCTATAGAAACAGAAACTACTTTATTTATAAACTTATTAGTATTTTCTAATATTTCTGATAAAATTTGCAACATTCGTTGTTTTTTGTTGTTAAACATACTTTTTTTACTATCCAATATATTCATTTCTCCATCATAAATTTGCCCAATTTTTATATGTCTTTCTCTTTCTTGAGGTTCTTCTAAAATCTTTAATTTTTCTTTCAAAAGACCTTTTTTTATAATCTTTACCTCTTTGTCAATATCATCTTTATCTAATTTTTTGATTGTACGTAATATATAATCAAGATCAAAAATTATATTATCAAACATGTATATAAAATATTAAAGAAAATAATTTTATATACATGTTTGATAACATGGGGGGACATCTTCAAGAGTGTAAATATAAGTAAAATTCTCATAGAAGGTGATTATAATAGGAAAGAGAAATATATCCCAAAGAACAAAACCCGTAAAATCCCAATAAAATGGGCGTTTTAAATGAGAAACGGTGTAATCTTCAGTGGTGTAAATGGGACACAATAAACTAACAAATATTTGATTTTTCTAAAAATGGCAAATATATCAATAAGTAAATCGCATAATAAATCATAATAGAATTAACACTCCAACACCACATACTCCATACAGTGTGGTCATTGTTATAATTTATAAAAGTAATTATTAACGCAATAATAGCAAATATAATTCCAAACCATCTTTTTTCATAAACGAAACTGAATACAAAGAAAAATAACCACGTTGTCCAAATAATTGGATTAGTTCCAAAAAATTTCCATTGTAAATGTCCACCTTTACTTATTGCTGAATGAATATTTTTAGTAGAAAATTTATATATTGAAAAAGGTATTGCCAGTAATAAATATAAAAATAATAGTATATTACGCAATTGTATGTTTGATAAAATCATAATACTGGCAATTGGTTGTAATAACAATAAAAGTGTCGCCATAATAGAAAACAGATTATTGTAAAATTTGTCATCCATATTTTTCCAAATAAAAAATTCTATTAGTTGCATAAATACAAACGACGCGATGAATAGATAAACAAAAGTATTGTTCAATTCTTGAATTTTGTATTTGGTAAATAAATTGTTATAAATAATAAGTAACAACACAAAACTACTAAATAAAAATGTATTTAACGAAACATGCTCATTCCAACACATCACTATATATTATAATTTTATAATAGTTATGTCCCATTTTACAACATTTTGAATTGAAAACGTCGTTTGTTTATAAAAAGGTTATCAAATGATGACCGAAAGAACTTATAATATGAAGAATACAATGATACTTGTCGCCTACACATTTATCCGGATTATAACAATAATCTTTAACATAATAACCATAAAAGAAAAGGAATATGCAAGATAAAAACGTTATTACGATTAACAAAACGTTGAATTGGTTATCTGGTGTAGCTTTATTGTATAACAAATATCCACCGTAAAAAACAATAGATAAAACAAAAATTTTGTCTAATATATTTGTGTAAATATTAGCATTATAGTGAAAAATAAGAGACGTTATTGTTAAGCAAACAAATAAAAAACAATAAATATAATTTTTCTTACAAAACGTGGATAATACATTTGTAATAAAAATAAAGGATGAAAATATTAGTATTGAAAAAACCTCACCCTCATTTGTTTCCATTTCTTTCAACTTTTATAAAATGGGGATATAAATAATGGTTGGCGTAAATGTGCAAAAGTGTAAAAATTGATCTGTAAATAGACTATATACACTTTTACACAATAAACAATAAACGCTATCAAAAATGTCTGACCCCATAGAATGTAATATTTGCTATGAAACCATTGGAAAATCCAATTCGTGTGTAACCCCCTGTGGACACGCATTTTGTTTCAAATGTATGATGCTTGCCCTTGACAAAAAAAATACATGTCCATGTTGTCGCGCCGTTTTGACATCTTCGAAAGACGATAACGACGAAGAAGAAATATATATTGATCATGAAAATGCAGGCAATGACAATACTACAGAATATCGCGTTCACGTAGACACACAAGGGGTCATTACCTATGGAGATTGCGACGAAATCGTATATGAAGGTGAACTACGAGAATGGTATTCCGAAACCAGATCCAATGGAGAAGTGAAGCGAATACTGGATGATAAGTTCCCCCACGGAAACGGAAAAATGTGGTTTTCTGATACAGGAAGTTGCATTACAGGTAAGTGGGATATGGATATTTTGATATTTGGCACGATGGTGAGCCCCGACGGTTCACAGTATTCGGGCCAATGGCAAGAATTTCCGTGCTATTGGTCCGAAGGAAGTATTACCAATGACAGCAAAAATAAAAAGCGTAGATTTGAAGATGGACTTGACGTATTTCGCACAAAAATGAGAACGGTATTCAAATTTCATGGTGCGGGCGCATTTACGTATCCCGACGGAACTACATTTACAGGTACATGGAAAAATGGTCATCGTTGCGATAATAAATATGGTATTATGCGTCTTCCCAATGGAGACGTGTATCAAGGTTCGTGGAAACGTGGTAAGCGTTGGGGATACGGAAGTATGATTGTCCAAGGGGAAAAATATCAAGGGGAATGGAAAAATGATAAGCGCCATGGATACGGTGTCATTGAATACGAAAATAGAGATATGTATACTGGATGTTGGTTAAATGGCGAAGAACATGGGAATGGCAGAATGATACTCTCTACTGGAACTATTATCGAAGGATATTGGGAAAATGGAGCGATTGTCTCTGTTGTAAAAATAGTCGGCAGACCCAATATCAACATCCAACAGATTTTGGAAAATGCCGAAATTATGGACTTTGATATGAAAGACCTCGTGCGACTTATTCACGGTGTTCCGGACATGGCCAGTGGTGTAAAAGTGACGTCAGATCGAATGTTCAGTGATATGGTCAGTATATTTGACTATGTTGAGGCTTCCACGCCCGCCTCTGCGTCGACATTGTAAAACCCAATATATAAGAAGTAAAAGGTGGAATCGTATAAACATATTTTTTTCGTGAATACTATGCACGTGCACATGAACTTTGATCGTGGAGATAAAATATTCAAAATAACAATATAAAACTTTGGCTTGTACTATAAGTATCGTGTATTACGTTCTTACTTTGTATTTTCAAGATGCAAGACCTCAATCCGAACCAAACTACCGACGTTATGAAACATTTTCCCAACATCGAACTTTCCTATGAAACCATGTCACATAAGAAAGTTTCTCCAGAAGAATATCACATTTGCCTAGCCATTCCTTATGGGAAAAAAGCGTTTTTTTGGTTCACATATTTCCAAGACAAAAACGTTTGTCTTTGGTTGGAATTGAATAAAGAAAAAAAGGTGGTCCGAGTTCGTGTGGTTAGCGAATATATTCCAGTAAAAATGGCTCTAAACACTCTATTTTATGGAACGATGTATGACTACAAAAAAATGGGCGAATTTCAAGAAACAAATGAAACCGACGAAACAAAAGAAGACGGAACACGACGTCAATTCTTCATCCTCGAGGACGTAATTTATTCCGCTGGAATTCCTGTATTCAAACAGGTGTTCTCTGAAAAATTGGGGTTTTGCTACGACTTATTTACAAATTTCAAGAACGTATTTGCCACGTTACCCATTCAAGTTCTATTTCCTCACATGTATTCAAACGACGACACCCAACTTCCGAATAAATTCCCATACATCGTTCATCACATTCAATATCGATCGTTAACCAAGATTTTACCCTATGTCAACCATTCGATTTCCACTGTGGGGTCCAACATAGGAGCAAACGCATTTATGAAAAAAACCGATGTGCCCACATTTGCCGATCTGTTTATCCCTCCTCCTTTGCCCAAATTTGATTTTTCCAAACCTCAATATCGCGAAACCGCAATTTTCGAAGTGAAAGCGGACTTGCAAAACGATATTTACCATTTGTATGCTTACGGAAAGTCATCCGAACGAGTTTACTGTGGTGTAGCTTATATTCCCAACTACAAAACGAGTGTTCTCATGAACACCGTATTTCGTAAAATCAAAGAAAATGCCAGTCTGGACGCATTGGAAGAAAGCGACGATGAAGACGATTTCCAAGACATGCGTTTCGATAAATACGTGGATTTGCAAAAGGTCGCCATGGTGGAATGCGTGTATTTAGCCAAGTTTCATCGATGGGCTCCTGTTCGCGTATTGAACCATACTCGACCCCATGGACAAATTGTGCACATTTCAAAATTGGTTGGATCCGTGTTTCCTCAACACCAACATCACGGCGTTCGATTTACAAATCGAAATCCGAGAGAGAGAAGATAATATATCACGACTATATATATCATGGCTGCTCTTGTAATTAATCCGAATTCTAATACGTCTATTCTTGGAACGCCTCAATACACTGGAGTATTCAATGCGTCAAATTATAGTCAAGCCTACAGCGACCCTGCTCAAGTTCCCGTGATCGGTCCTGAATTGAAAACGTCACACATGGGAGGAAAACGCAGAGAAAACAAACAAAAGAAAAACAAGAAGGGCAACAGCAAAAAAGCCAAAATGTGCTATGGTGGAAAAACATGGTCGTCGAAATACAAAAAGTCGATCAATTGCTCTCGTCCCAAAGGATTTTCCCAAAAACAGTATTGCAAATATGGTCGCAAAACGGCGAAAAAAATGTAAAAGAGGTATAACGTGTGTTGTACTCATTCAATATAACCAACATTTATTCGTCGTCCAGATCGATATCTGCGAGTGAGATCAAACATTTTTTTTGTAACAGTGGATTTCTATACGGATTGAGATCTTCATCGTTATTCACGTCTTCGTCGTTACCGTCTTCGCGTTGAGTTTCGCCGTGTTTTACTGTCGTATTTTCTGGTTTTATACAATTCATCGCCACTCTGGGTTCAAACGTGCGGTTCCATGTGGTATCCGTTTTCCAGTTGATCGACATTCCCGTATATCGAATACTATCTGTAGATCGTATCCGATAATTGCATTTGCGATAAAACGTTTTCCGCTGTCGCCATTGATTTTGAAATATGTCATGTCGATCTACAATATCCACCACGATTGGATTTTCGTGCCGTGTTCTCAAAATACGACCCACGGATTGTGTGATATCCGTTTTTGGACTGGCCATCACCAATACAGACAGTGTTTTGATATCCAATGCCTCCGCTGCCATGGCATATGTCGCCAAAACGATCTGTTTTTCCTCCGTCTCTTGTAAATCTTTTTGTTTCATTCCACCCACGTAATATCCGCAACTCGCAAATCCTCGATGTTGAATTCCATGGTATAAATACGTCAACAGAGATCGATTGTGACACAACACCATGATTTGTGCCTCATTATTTTCCGCAATCAAATCTTGGAGAATTCGGATAACAAAATCGCTTCTTGGACCGAACTCGGATATCTTGGAAATCATCGTGCTATATTTGGTTTGTCCCCGAAAATCCACAGCAGTTTCGTTGAATTCTGGATCCGTGGAGATGTACTCTATCGCTCGCACACATACGGGATCTTCGTCTTCGCGTTTTTCAGTATAAATCTTCGGACCAATGAACATGTAGAGGACCTTGGTCAACTTATCCTTTCGGTCCACCGTAGCCGAAATGCCCAACATGTAGGGACTGATCACACGCAAAAGGGTCTTTGAAAACTGTTCACTACCAATACGATGCACCTCATCGACAATCGTCAATCCAAAACTGTCAAACGCTCCTTCTTGGAGTTCTCGGTCATACAAAGTTTGTAACATTCCGATGACGATATCCTTGCCTTCTACATCAAATACGGGGCCTTGGATTTTACCTACCTTGGCTTGTGGCAAGAACTCTTGGGCACGTTCGATCCACTGGTTCATGAGAAACTCCTTATGCACAATGATCAACGTTTTTTTACCAAGGAGTGAGATGATTTTGAGGGCCATCACGGTTTTACCTCGTCCACAAGGCACTTCCAAAATACCGCCACCACCTTTGACGCTGCTATTTGCAGAAATGGTCTGGTCCACATGTTTCATATATACATCAATAATCTTGTCTTGATAATCACGGAGTGGTTTTGCGAATTCGACGGAAATGTTGTCCCCCAACGTGATTTCAGAGGTTGGAGGAAGTCCATATCGTTCGATACCGTAAAATCTTGGAATATATATCTTTTTCGCGTTCTCGCGATATACGGGGAAAGCGACTTCTTCTTTCGGTGCACCAAAACTCGCACCCACGACTACCGGTTTTACAAATAAATCCTTCTTCAAAAATTCCAAGTCTTCTGAAGACAGCACTTCTTTCGAAATCGTATAGCCCTTCTTACCTAAATATGCTTTGTCACAAATCAATGTTTTGTACTCTGAGGTAAGCTTTATCAGAAGGTGTTGCGAGGAAGAGGCCTGCATAGTGTGGACAACAGCCTTGGATTGTACCTTGGAATTTGCCAAATTTGAAGTCCCATTTTTAGGCGGCGCGGAAACTTTAGGGAAACTTTTGACAGAATTTTCGTGATTTCCAATTTGGGTCTCTTTTTCCTTCTTCAAATCTTGACGTTTTTGTTGAATTTTCCAAAAGTTCATGAATAGACTTTGAAATTGAGAACTGTTTAGGCGTTTTCATCCCTAAAACTTCAATCAATTTTTCTGTGAAACCGTTTTACACAAAAACCCGTGTTTTCGATTTTGGGGTGTTCAATCGGAACCGAAATTGGACGCATGTTTCGATCATTTCGGTAAATAATTGAATGATGGGAGATGAATGCTATGGGCAAACGTTCATTGCATATTTTACACCACCAATATATAGATGAAGTTTTTCAAAAAAAATAAATTGTTGGTATTCTTGTTAGGTGCAGTTTTAGTTATACTTGTAGTCTTACTTTTTTCAACATCTTCGTTTGAAACTATGACTGAAACCACGGCAATTTTAGATGTAATGAAGATGTACGTATCGCCACGAGCATTCACATATACACAGAATGCTAACAATTCGCAAATTGTAATTTCTACGGAGATCAATGAGAAGAGTGGGCGTTTGAACTACGTGATAAACCAAAATATGTCCTACCGTAATGCTCCTTGTTGTGTGATCTATTTGAACGATTTGATAACATTCGCGGGTGATCTAAATATAAAATATCAAACGCCGATCAAAACAGATAACAATAATCAGCTTCGAAAAAATATAGTGATTGGAACATTGTCGAAGGAAGGCGAGTGTTTCCATGTTGTGGATGCTGTGTTTACTCAGATGCCTACAACTATACTTGCATCAATGGACACTTTCGGAAATCCCATATATGATCAAAACTACAAAGGATATACGGTTACAAAAGACAAATTTGTAAACGTCGACGTGACCACGTATGATTATTATCTTATCATGTGGTCATATGACCAAGGTTGGACAAACAAACCTGACTGGGAAAAAAATGTGTATATGAATTTTACGGTAACGTTGATGGACTACGGAAAACCTGCTTTAACGAAACAACGCAATCTATTGGGTTCTATTCCACCGATCCCAGTTTCTAAGATCCCAGTTTCTTCGATCCCAGTTTCTTCGATCCCAGTTTCTTCGATCCCAGTTTCCCCGACCTTTGTATACACAAAACCCGAAACTCCTTTCACAGAGGCTCCTATATCAACTGTGGCACCTTTCACAGAGGCTCCTATATCAACTATGGCACCTTTCACAGAGGCTCCTATATCAAGTATGTTTCCTACCCCTTTTTCGACGATGGCGCCTTTAACGTACGTTTCTTCCACGGAGGAACCTTTGACCGAGGAACCTTCTACAGAGGAACCTTTGACCGAGGAACCTTCTACAGAGGAACCTTTGACCGATGAACCTTTAATCGACGATTCTATGACCTCTCAAACAGCAATGTAATTGCCGAGACAAAAAAGTGAGTACACCAATGATCAGATTTCGAAATCCACAACCACAGGATAGTGGTCCGAATTGTAAGTCCCGCAAAATTCAGTGTACGCATTATAAATGTAGCTATTTGTAATTTTTTCTCGGAGTGCATCGGTGACCAAGATGTGATCAATCATAGAAAATTCTGTCGATTTCGACACACAGTCCTTGTTCCGATCCCACCAGTCCGTCATCCGCTTGGATTGGTCTATTTTTTCCGCTACGTTCGTTAACTGATACGCTCCAGCATGCAGACCAACATTTCCTTTCAATATATCGAGCACATGCGAAATGGGTTTATTACTATTTGCGTCTAGAACTTCACCGTCGAAATCGTTCAAATCGCCCGTAATAATGATGTCATAGCCTTTGTTCACGTAGTCGAGGACCACGTTTTGTAGAACTTGGGCTTGGGCTTCGCGCTGGGCACATCGAGCCGCATCCGTCGGAAACGCCACAAGGTGTGCTCCTATCATGGCTACATTCCGCCCACCTATCAAAAATTCACTGATATAATGTTTACTTACACCACTATCTCCAACTGCACCTGTGTAGCCGCACGTGGATCCCGCTATCGGATAGGACACCCGTTCTTCGGTTCGATACATTGTAGAAGGTCCGATGCGTGTCAACATGCCCACGTTTTGTCCTGTGCTGGTGTCCTTTCCTCGAATAATAAACGGTGTATATCCGGCAGTTACCAATGCAGACAGTTCATCACACCCCTCGACTTCGCATAAGTTCAAAATATCAGGCTGAAGTTTCTGGATTATGGTAGAAACGTGTTGTAAATGTTCTTTAGCTGCACTCTCATTTGTCCATGCACACCCATTTCCTGGACAATCGGACGCGGCATAATAATCGAGAAACAACCATTCTACATTGTATTGTACGATACGCAGTTTCGTTTTGTCGGACCGTGTGTCAAACGATGACGAACCGACTGGACAAAATGTTTCTGGCTTCACGCATACAAAAGTCAGCAAGACGAGGATAGGTATGAAATACATACGATATATAATATACCTACACATTTCTATTATTATTTACAGCAACGGATCATAAAATATCGGCGTATCCTATATAGCAAACGAAGGAACCAAGGAACGCATGAAACTTTCGAATGTATTCAAGAATATAACAATGTCCGAGGGCACACTTTTAGTGATTTTTATAATTTATTTGATTTTCCCCGTACACACGCCTCATATTGTGGCGCCATTTGTTGAATCTCCTTTAGGCATGATTGCCATTTTTTGCGTGGCTGTCTACCTTTTCGTCTATTCAAATCCTGTTTTAGCCGTTTTGTTCGTATTCGTAGCCTATGAATTATTACGCCGTGGTTCCGTAAAATTATCCCCTTCTGTGCCACACGTTTCATACATTCAATATACACCCGACACGGTGGAGCGTGAAGAGGAAATGTATAGGGCAAATATGGAAATGCCCGACCCCATTTACGCTCCTCTCGCACTGCAGACCATCAACGAAATCGCTCCAATTGAACCTGAAATTCCCATCATGAACGCGTTTCCCAAAATGATGGAACACCAGAGTTTAGAAGAAGAACTGGTGAATGCTATGGCACCCATTGGCAAAAGCGAACCTGTTCAGTTTTTGCAAACGTCCTTTTTACCTGTGATGGACAATGCTCACAGCGCATCTCTCGTCTAAAACGCGCTTGATCGATCAGAAAGAAAATGCGCAATTTACTTGTATTGGTAAACAATACAAGTAATAACAATAATCATGTGTCTAGGACCAACTTATTACAGTTATTCGCCATACTCATATTTGACACCGTCTATGAATTTTCCAGCCAATTTTTTGGACTGAATGATCACATATCCAATCGCATAAATAATGCATAAAATTAAACCCGTCAATATAAGATCGCCCGCATTTTTTACGTCTGCGAATAAACCGACGAGAACCAAAATTATTCCTATTCCTGCAAAGATCACGGTCAACGTATAATCCAGATATAGCACGCGCGTCTTTTTCTCACTCTGGTCTAAAAATCCATGACCAAACACGCGAAACACAATGGCCAAATAAATGGCAGGGACCAAGAGATAAGAAAATCCACACACCACGAAAAAGATGATGAACATAATAATCGTTTTGTAACTATCAAATGTGCTGAGGTCTTTTACTAATCCACTCGTTATCGGTAAACTATAGGTGTTTATTGTGTCCGATCCGATGGGAACAAAGTCACATTCCATCCAGTCACCCTCGTCGTCTGTCAATGACAATACGGAGTATCCATTTTTCGGCACCATGTCGAAGATAGAAATATTATTTTGCAAAGAAAGGAGGTTGATCGATGTGATGTAAATTGGGCGTGTAAACAGAACCACGGTTGAATTATCTGACGAATTGGAATACACGACATAGTTCGCCGGCCCCCCCTTAGAGTTGATCGCCAAATTGAAATCTACGATCATGGTCGATTTATTCGGATCGATATTCAAAATGTTGTCGACCTGTTCAGACCCAGAGGCTGCAGCACTCGCTAGACCAAGAGGATAACAGATGTACAAAATTTTGGTGTTGTTCGGGTCTTTCAATTTGATGATCAGTTCTCCAGCAAAACCACCTTCTAATCCCTTGATGAGATGCAAAGGATATTTACTGCCACTGGAGGAGCCTATGATATACATATTTTTGGCCATGAATTCTGTTGCAACATTGTTTTGCGTAAATGTTAAATTCGAGGTGGATCCAACACTGCAAATCGCAGTGACGAAATTGTTTTTGGCATCTTTTGTAATTCCGCTCAAATTCATCGGCAAAAAATTCGTAAAAATCGATTGTGTCGGATCCGCCGATTGCGTCAAATCAAATCCTTGCCATGTTTGTGATGAAGACCCCATTTGTTACTATATATAGATATATATTTGTTATATATCTATATCTTTGGCTAAAGTTACGGTAAATTGCACGATACAACTATTGTGTTGCTGGAATTGAAATATTTTTTTCATAGTTGACAACGGTTTGGAATGGAGTTTCCGTCAAAGCTCGGACAACAACATCGTCGGAAATATTCGTGTCTATAATCTTGGACAAATCCACGACAGAAATGCGTTCAAATAACATTTCCAATTCAATCAAAAAATCCCTTATATTTTCCTCGTCATTTTCAAGAACTGTGGTAGTTTTCATGTCTGGCATTTGTCTTTTAGGTTGCATCCGTAGAACCTGTGGGTTATCTGACATATACAATAAGATTGTATTTGTTTTTCTCATTTTGTTTTTCAGGTTAGTGTAATCAAATCTCAAAGGTAGGGAATATACGAAAACAATCCATTCTCATATTTGGTCACGCGAAAGGTGTCATTGTATCCTTCTACATAAACAACATCTCCGTCGGATAACTCCGAACATCCGTATTCGGAAGTGCAACTTCGACCGTTCACACTGATGGGAAGCTTTGTATTCAAATTCCCCGTCGTGGACATAGTATAGTATTGGTATTTGTCACGACCGTTTGCGATTTGACGACCCATCAAAGGTAAAATCATATCCCCTCCTTTTCCATTGACACGTGTCAATATCCCCATTTGCGAATAATCTGCAACATATCCACGAGTGCGGACATTGATGGGGGTGACGACTTTACCTAAATCAGTGGGCCCTTTTATAACAACTGGACTAGGCAATCCGCGAATATCACCCCCGTCGGGTGGAAAATACATTCCATCCGTTTTCAAGGGGGGAGCATACAAACTATCCATGGGGTCCATTCGGCTTGGAAGACCACCTAAACCAGTAGAAACCACTGGAGGACTAGACACGACGATTGTCGAAGGAATACTCGTAGTTAGACCGCCAGTGGAAGACAAAGTGTTGTTCAGCGTGGTGTAAGAATTCACAGGAACGACTTCTCTTTTACCCGCGTATTTTGAACGCGTATTCAAATTGGCATAATATAAATACACCAAAATGGCAATGATCACAAATAGCAAAAAAATCGTCATATTCTCAATACAAAACACTCCAATACAGGTTTTACTGGATGATCTTAGACCTACATTTTTTATGGGGACGTTTCTTAGAGAGTTGTTTCTACTGATTTGAGGAGGGGGTGTCGGTATTTGGGGTATTACTTTTGAACTACGTGGAGCCATTTTATATATTCTCACATAATTATTAGTATCTACAGTAATAATAATGTTACTAACTAAAAAACTCGGGTTGATCATCCCAACCGTCTAAGTGTTTTCCTTGGATCCATTCGCCCCACTTTGCACTGGGTATCAAAGCTGTAAATACCTTGAGGAACCCATGTTTTATTTCCGATAAACTGCACTTGTACATGTCGACCCACTTTCCGAACGTTTGGTTAATATGAATACCATTTACAGTGCCTTCACATCGATAACATTTGTTAATTACACTATCGGACCACGCTACTATATGGTAACCAGACAACATAAATACCAAGGTGTCGACTGGTAAAATTGCCATTTCGTATACTAAATCTACTAAAAATTGTAGGTCGAGCGTGGTAATCGCATAAATAAGAATGATGGGTAATTCTACAAACACGCCGTAAATCAATCCAAAAATCATGTCTACGATGTAGTACCTCGTGCAACTTCCATCCGCAAAAGATACTATTTTTTCGCCAGCACATTTGATTAACATGCCAGTGATTTGCGCTGTATTTGAAATTCCTGTTCCAAACTGCTTACCACCACACACAACATGATTAAATATACCGATGATCAATTCGCCCATCGCGGCTACAACAGCCGCATATATGGCAAACATGAAAAATATATTCAACAATGTTGTCATGATTCCCATTAAGGTTTCGGCAAATGAAGTGGCTAAACCCATTAAACTACCAAATCCGAAAAAGAAGCCCTCTTGTAAATCACCGTCTTCCGTAAAAAACGAGTCCAATTTTTCTTTGTCTAATTTACGTTGTTTTTCTATCTGAATTTTGTAATTTTTTTGGAATTCGGCACTTCGTTTCAAATACAGTTCATCGGATTTTTGAATAACGAAATTTACAAAAAATGTGATGAATATTATTCCAAGAATGAGTATTCCCAATTTTTGTTTTACATCGAATTTCATAATCTTGGAACCTATCTACTATACCACAATATATATTTTTCGAAATATATATTGTACAATCCTTACTGGATTATAGGTGTTTGTCTTTGAGGGATTTCATTGCGGACTGAACTTGTTGCATAATCGGCTGAAGTTCCGTCATTCCTGTCAATAATTTGAGCTGTAATTCAAGGACGTTTTTGAAATCTTTTTTGGTCTCTGGATCCACTTGTTTGGTTTTGTCAATGGATTGAATAGCTTTTTTCATTTTGTTCGCTGTGTCTGTCAAGTCTGTTGTACCCACCAAATTTAAGTCATTTTTTATGTTGCTTGGTAATTCATCGCTTGGTAATTCATTGCTTGGTAATTCAGTGGTCTTACTTTCGGAAGACGAAGGAGCTGATGAAGGAATAATTGATAACGAAGGAGCCGATAACGAAGGAGCTGATGAAGGAGACGTATCGGTTTCATTTTCTAAAGGTTCTTCCACATGATCTTCTACCGTGTCTTCCATATTTTCCATGTCTTCCATACCTTCGACATGAGACCCTTGTTGAACGAGAACGTTTTCTTGGTACTTCAAAATGTTCGTAATTGCCAAAGAGAATATCATAATCACAATCATATTCTTACTGAAAAACGATGTTAAAAATCCGACCAAAAGAAATACCGCAGCAAATACTTCGTTCTTGGTTGTAACGAATGTAAAAAGGTTGACTACGGACAAGACAAAAAAGAAATACAATACGAGACGACTTTTCAATACATTTCGGAAATCCAATGTGTTGTTTATCCAAGAAGTCGAGTTTTTGAGAATGCCTTGCATACCTTTTGCCATTTTAGTATATTATTATCCCGTATATATTTATTCGAGATATATTATGCCGTCAAACATTGACAAGGGCGTATCAACTGAACTGATATGATCAGTCGGTTGTTTCGTTCATTTCATCGGTACCATTGGTATCATTTGTTCCATATTCGTCCGAAACATATCCCTCTGGTATAGTATCTCCACCATAAATGTCCAAGATTTCTTTCACGACTTCTTCACGTTGAATATCACTTTTGTCAAATTCAAAACTACCAATCGAGGAAGACCGTTTACCGCGAAATTTGTCCAAGAAATCCTCCAACCCATTACGCTCGTTCATACGATCAAATTGATCTAAATCTCCAGTAATTACGAGACGACTATTTTCACCCAAACGTGTCAACAACATTTTCATTTGCGAAACGCTCGAGTTTTGCATCTCATCCGCCACAATCCAAGAATTTTTGAAAGTGCGTCCTCGCATATATCCTAAAGGTGCAATTTCAATGATTTTCTCGTCCATCAAATGTTGCACTTCTTTGGGGGATATGAACTGATATAGAACGTCATATATAGGTCTCACCCAAGGAGCCATTTTTTCTTCTAAAGTCCCAGGCAAAAATCCAAGTTCTTCGTCAACAGAAACCGAGGGACGTGTAAAAATAAGCTTTTCATACACTCCTTGTAAGAAATATCGCACACCATATTCTGTAGCAAACAGAGTTTTGCCTGTTCCCGCAGGGCCTGTGGCCAATATGATCTTTCTCGCCTTGGACTTTAACATGGAGGTGTATATTTCTTGACTGCGCGTTTTGGGTTTCGTGAATTTTTGTTCAAAGAGCTGAAGTTCATAGGGGGATAAATATTGAGAATTTTCGTATATTTTACGTTGTTCTTTGAGTGAATTGGAATTTGCAACACCATTGTCTATAGCGTGCTCATACAAAATCTCTTTTTCGTTTTGTTTCTTGGGTTTTCTGCCTCGGCGTTTTCCATTCTCAGGTTCATGAGATCCAGTTAATCCTATTAACGTGTCAACATTGGAACGCGACTTGGCTTTCGGCTCACGCCTTAGTTCGCCAAGTTCACGTGGCAAATCCATTTTTACAATAGATTGCGATTTTATTTGAAGTTGTCAAAACGTGTAGTAAATAACGGAAAAGGTCTAATGATATTTTATCCGGATTGTATAACCAGTACATCAAGATAATCAATGTCAAATATTCAGTATAACAAAGAAATTCTTGGAAATCGTTACTACACGGATTTTGACGCTATATCACCACATATTCACTCAGATACGCAGTATATGTTTTATCCATCTTCCATAACTGAAAAAATTTCAGGGATACAAATGCCGTTTGTATTGACCGAAGGGATGACCGAAAGAATAACGGAAGGGATGACCTTGGACCACATTCAGAATAAAAAAAAACTGATCGCGTCTACTGCACAAAATTCGATGGACGTGTCAAAAAAAGCTATTGCAAACACACAAGCCAATATCATGATCGACGTGTACAAACGAAAATATGGTATTATTGACGGATCTGGAATTCCGATGTACGAACTCACAGGAGACAATAATTTTTTTGTGAAATTTGTGAATTATACATCTCCCAACACGAGTGATATTTCGGAGAATACTCCGATCGACGCGAGTAATGTACATATAGCTTTAGCACATGTGTTTGAAAATCAACCCAAAAATTTGACTACGAATTTCATAAAAGCGATTTTGAAATTGCAAGATATCAAACAAATTCAGGTTTTAGTCAACCATCCCACATTATCTCAATTTTCTAGCATTTTTCACGTCATCACTCCGTCGAATGAACATGTAACGGAAACTCAACTCTCTCCATCATATTTGGACCCAGATTTTTTCAAACAACTCGAGGTGTATCGCGACTCAATGATCAATCAACTGTTATGCTTTGATCACCCCAGTGGTTGCGCGTCATCTTCGCCTTCTTCGAACGATACTTCGGCCAATAATATGATTACAAGTATGGGTAGTGAAAATTTTCAAGTATCCTGTAAAAGACAAACAGAGCACCCTATTTCATACAACAAGCATGAAATACAATTGGAATGGTTGAGCAAACTCTACGTAGTTCTTTTTGGAATAGTTGCATTGTTCGCATTATACAAGACGTCATTTCGAAAATAATAATTTATCAATTGTGGTTTTGACGCCAAAGATGTGATGCAAAAAAATGCCCAACAAGAAAAATCCGACTAAAGTATACCAAAAATTCCACTTGAACAGGCGTGCCAAGATCCACGCACCAAATAGAGTTGCTAGAACGTCGACGACGGCCAAATTCATAAACCGATAAGAGTGAGCGCCTTCACCTACTTTTCCGAAAATATCTTTGTAATCCGACAATGGCATGTTGTTTCAATACAGTACATTATATTTTCCGCAAAAATATATTGTTTTGATCGGTTCTATTTTGTATTTGAACTAACTTTTCAAAATAGTTCGCTAGGATAGCTGCGTTCATTTTATGCAAAAAAAATAAAATCGTTACTGTATCCCGTGACAAATTATCTTTTTGAAATGACATAAAATATCTGGAGTATATTATTTAGCAATAAATATGACCGCCAAACCGACTGACAACATTCTCGAGCCAAATGATGATCGCTTCGTGTTATTTCCAATCCAACACAATGATATTTGGGATATGTACAAACGATCCGTCGATTCGTTTTGGCGTGCTGAAGAAGTGGACCTTTCTAAGGATTTGACAGATTGGAATAACTTGAACCCAGACGAACAAAAGTTTATTTCTATGGTTCTTGCCTTTTTTGCCGCATCGGACGGAATTGTGTTGGAAAATTTGGCGGTGCGTTTCATGGGAGACGTGCAACTTTCAGAAGCACGTGCCTTTTATGGATTTCAGATTGCAATGGAAAATATTCATTCCGAAATGTATAGTTTGTTGATTGATACTTATATAAAAGAGAATGAACAGAGAGACCAACTGTTCAATGCGATAAATCATTTCCCATGTATCGCAAAAAAAGCGAACTGGGCGAAGAAGTGGATCGCCGACAACCGATCGTCGTTTGCTGCACGTCTTGTCGCATTTGCCGCCATTGAGGGGATATTTTTCTCCTCCTCGTTTGCGTCCATCTATTGGATTAAGAAGCGTGGCCTCATGCCGGGGCTCACTTTTTCCAATGAGCTTATCAGCCGTGACGAGGCTCTTCACACCGAATTTGCCATTCTTTTGTATTCCAAGTTACAAAAGAAACTACCGAAGAAACGTATTCATGAGATTATCCAAGAAGCTACAGAAATCGAAAAAGAATTTATTACGGAGGCCATTCCTTGCCGCATGATCGGTATGAATGCCAATTTGATGACACAATATATCGAGTTTGTGGCAGATCGACTGTGCCTTCAGTTGGGGTATGAGAAGATTTATAATTCGCAAAACCCCTTTGATTTTATGGAATTGATTAGTGTAGAAACCAAAGTTAATTTTTTCGAACGCACCAATTCGGAATACGCGTTAGCAAATAAGAAGGTGGATGACGACATTTTTGAATTTAGTTCTTCTTTTTGAATTACAAATGTGTATATGAGATGTGTTACGTGTGTGTAGATTTACGTCGAGAATTTTTCACTGTGCCAATACCACCAGACGCTAAAGACCCAGGTTTGTAAAAAACCTTAGAATTATCTGAAAATAAGTTTTTCATATAAATTCGGTTTGGAACAGTCAATGTAAATTGAGGTGTAGGCACTAGTCCAAAGGGTTTGGGTTCGTTATTGGTATTGGTTGGTTCAGCTGTAAAATAATACAAATCATAATAGTTATATCCAATAACTCCGTTCAACACATCATTATTCTGGTAGACAGCGTCAGATGGAGATGGAGTTACACCACCGTAATCGAAAGAGGCTGCTATTTTCCAACTTGTAAATTCATTCATACTTCCACTGACATCCACATATGAAAATTGTCCTACTGTAAAGTAATCATCGCTTCGTGCAAGTTCATTGACGTGATTAATTGCATCATCCAGTGTGCGATAGTACACTATCGCACTTACTCTTCCAACCGGAATACCACTTCCCGACATTGGACCGAGTAACAATCGTGGGTTCTGACCCGTGTTTATCGCCGAGTGTTTTATTCCTTCTGGGAACACGAACCCTGTATTTTTTTGAATAGGATATGTTTCCTCGCCAATCACAAAGTCACCTACACTATCGTTCAATTGAACTAAATATGTATTGTTGAACGGTTTGTCACTGTCCGAGGAAGGAACATCCACATGTTCAGGAGTGTCACCCTTGATCCAACGCAGTGGAAGTTTGTCCATCAATTCGAGATCCATCCCAAATTTTTGTTCCAGTGTTTGCCGAATGGGGGGCGTAACGTCTATGAAAAATCGTGTCGTTCCGTTTTGTCGACCTTCCAGTTTTTTTTTGGCATCTCTTGTTTCGGACAAATTCAAAATCGATTGAAGTTCCTCTTCCGAAAAAAAATCGTTTGACGTAGAAGTGGACATATCTATATATCTTATCTTATATTTTGTTTCTCTCGTCTCTGGAAAATTGAATTTTGTTTTCTACGACGATCGTCGAGGCATTTCCACATTACACATTACACATTATATAAACATGCACTATCGATGCGTTTTATGCAATGACAATATCAATAACAAATACATGCACATAAATGAGTTTGGACACATGTTCTGTTTCTCATGCGCGTCCACGGTTTCCCCTGTATTGTATCAAGATGATACATATTCTATAAACTCATATCCATATTCACAATACTCGCAACAATATTCGCAACAAAATCCTGTCTACTCTACATGTTATGATCAAGACTTTGAAGCAACCTACTATTACGATACAATATACCAAGTCCAAACTGTCCTATTATCAAAGGGTCATAGCATGACAGATATTCTTGGGTATTTCATTGGAATTCGCCGAAGTGATGGCTCGTTTATAAACGACACACAACACCAAATACATAATGATTATTGTCATTTGGTAAATACATGGAGATGATACAAAGGTGAAATAAAGGTGAAACAAACGAGGTAAAATGATATTTTTCACAGATAAGATATCATTTTTTGTAGTTCAGTTCTTGTAAATTGCCAATGTTCGAGCACTTGCGTCGGTAGCGTTCACATATTTTGGCATCCAAAAATAAGGAATGACTGTTGACAATTTCGGGTACAAGTTTTCGAATATAGAGCGATACCATTTTTGTTCGGGTGTTTGAGGTGTATTGTGTATAAACAAAGTCGGTGGAATGTTCTCGAGTTCCAATCTAGAATTCGCATGTTCTTGAAGGACTTGAAACAACGATCGATCCTTGGATCCGCTCACTCCATCACTAAAGGCCTCTTTTCTACGCCATAGAACATCATTTGGCAACAGTGATCTTCCCTTACTATTTTCGAACCACCCATATGAAAACGCTGTTCGTAACAGATATTTTTCACATTGACCGCGCAATGTATGAAATCTCAATTCGGGTGAAATGGCCAGATACTGTTGCACAAAAGAACGATCCAAAAAAGGCGTTCGGGGTTCTAATCCGTGACACGAAATACAACGGTCGGAACGTAGAACATCAAAATAATGTATGTCGCTCAATAAACGGCGACACTCGCGATCAAACTCGATGGCATCGGTTGCCTTTCCCATATACAAATACCCGCCACATAGTTCATCCGCACCGTCTCCATTAAAGATCACTTTTGCTTGACTGTGTTCACGAATATATTTTCCGATCAACCAGTTTCCAATGGATGCGCGCACCGTCGTGGTATCATAACTTTCGATGGCTTCAATCACAGAAGGAACGGCGTTTATAAAATCTTTTTCGGTCAAAATGATCTCGGTATGTTTCGTTCCCAAATAGTCTGCTACAATTCGAGCGTTTTTCAAATCCTCCGAGCCTTGAAGCCCAATCGAATAAGTTTCAATCGGCGGAAGATCGTTTATTTTGTGGTACTCGGAGACCAATGCGGTAATCAAACTACTATCCAACCCGCCCGATAGTAAGCAGGCAATCGGACGTTCTGTGGTCAAGCATCGTTTGAATACAGCGTTCGTCAAATGGCGTCGAATGTTTGAATAGATTGTGGGAAATTCATCCAGTATGTCTAGCGTGGTTTCATTGCCAGTTATCAATGCAATGTTTCCTGTGAATACATTATTATTCGTCCATGTAATATTACTCGTAAACCCCGTGGTATGATAACGCACCGATCTATCTAGTTTCCATTGAGGCAACACCTTGTGTGGTAAACTATATTTAGCATAATGTCCGGGCGGAAAAGGTGCAATTGTATCTGTAAAAGAAGAAAACCCCGACAACATTTTCAGTTCAGACGCAAAACCAAGTATACATGTATATTTGTCGACGTTATCCGTCAACTGAAACAATGGACGAACACCATAGGGATCTCTGGCAACATATAGTGGAGTGTGATCAAGCTGACTATTGAAACGATTATCGAGCAGTGCAAATGCAAATACACCGTCCAACATTTGCATCGTTTGATCTATTCCATATCTTTCATAAAGATGAAGAATAACTTCACAGTCGGATTGGGTTTCAGGTACCGATCCCATCATCTTGTACAGCTCACGATAATTGTAAATTTCGCCATTACAAATCAAGGTAATGTTATTACGGATGAGTGGCTGGTTCGACCCATCGTTCAATCCATTAATCGCGAGACGATGAAATCCAAATGTGGTTTGTGTTCCTGAATAACACAACACCGAATATTCTGGACCACGCCCCTTTCCTTTTTCAAATTGAGTAGTAATATTCGGTTCCTTGTACACAGAACTTGTATTGTTCAAGTGGTTGAGTAACATAAATATTCCACACATGGTGTTACAGTCTTACAATAGTTTTTTGGTACATGAATACAATAAAAATCTTTATCTCGTTTTGTTCTAGATGTTTGTTCTTACTTCCGTGTTTCTCGTGCACAAATGATATCCTCTTGTTTACTTTTTTTCATTGACATGCTCTACAAGTTACATGAACAACTATATGATAAAGTCAACGATTGGAGTGTTGTGAATGTAATTATTGTTGGTCGTTAGACAATGTTCTTGATCATTTTGTTGGAAAGTAGTCAAATAACGTAACAAGTTTTTTTGTGACTACAATGTAACTATAACATATTATCATGTCATCACCTATATCAGAAGCTATATCGGAACCTATATCAGAACCTGTATCGGCACCTATATCGGCACCTGTATCGGCACCTGTATCGGCACCTGTATCGGCACCTAACCTAGATTTTGATATACCAAATCAACCTTACGCACCCATAAAAAATACACAGTTGATAAACTACGCGGATTTGTACCACACTCCTTCCGAAATTGTCTCTTTAGGAGATAGTTCTGCAGAACAAGAATACTTGAATGCACTTATGTACGGAACTTCAAATGTATACAAAGATAAAGGGCAGTTACCGGGGAACCGATATTTTATAGATGCAAATTCAACCTGCAAAGACAATTTGGGAAACTCACATCCACGTTCTGTTCTTGTCGACAATGTGCTGAAATCGTCCATGACAAAAAACGGAGACAAACAAGGGTTACTCTATTCTTTATTTGCATCACTCACCCATTTGAATTCTCTTGAAATTATGACCGATGTTTCGAATGCCTATAATGATATCTGTGTTCCTGTATCCGTTTATTTGAACGACAAAAATATAGACGCGGATTCGCAAATGGCATGGGTTTCGCGAAACGATTACAAACAAATTGACCCCGCCGCAATCAACCAAAGTGCTGATATTTACAAGTTCGTGCAAACGAGTAATAACGTTCAGCAAGGATTTACCACACTACAAGAAGAAGACGAACAGGTACGTGCAGTTCCTGAAATTGTAAACAAACGCAAAAAAAAGACTACACAAAAACCTGCCGATCCGGTGAACCAGTTTTACATTGCATGTTTGACTGTTTTGGGAATCTATATCTTGTATCGTCTTCACAATAGGTAATACGTAAAACTACCAAAATATATATTTTCATAATATTCTGAAAATATATGCACGTTACGAGTGTTACACGATGTATCCTTTATACATAAACGCGTTTTCATTATTCGGTTGAAACGTCTTTGTTTGTATATTCGAATCGCGTCCTATATTTTTAATTTGAAGCTGTGTGCTCGCATATAAGTTTATCTTTTTTTGTTGGTTCATGCGTGACAAATAAGCGTCAATTTGACCGTCCATTTTATTCGTTTCCAATTCTGTCGTAAGTAGTTTGGCCCCTTTTTTATTGAGCAAATAGCAGTTCGTCCCCCAAAATCCATTAGGTCGTTTGAAATTTTCGTCAACATCTGTACCATGATAACGTTGTATGAAATACAAAATATAATCCCAATCGACTGGTGCTTTCTTTGTCAAGTCAAGAATGTTACTGTACATGCTCGGCAAAAATTCAGTGTCGTCTTCTACAATCAAATACATATCTGCTGTCTCATCAACCAACAACTGTTTGGCTAAATAATAATGGCTCAAAAAACAACCGATCCCTCCTCGTGTAAGTTGATAATGATAGGTGCGATAACCATCTTTCTCCACGGTATTCAATTCTTCCAACGCATCATCTGTTAACCATTCCTTGGGGTCAACATGTTTTCCTACAATAGCGGGAAAACGCTGAAGTTTCAATTTCTGTATATCTGATTTGTAATAACTTTGTAACACACGTTGGTATCGATTTGTGTCCTTGTCCAAGTTGATCAAATACAGTCGAATACGCGGATCCTCGTCTTCACTCGGAAGAGGATTTTTCGTTTTACCTTCTAAATTTTCTTGAAAATTTTCGTCTTCAATAAGTGGGTATTTGGTTACGAAAGCAACTAAACATGCGAAAACGATAAACGTCAAAATGTATATGAATATGGCTCTAACCGTGCTACGTTTCATGATTTACAAACTTTTTCCTTTATATTATGTAGCGATTATCTGTTTCTGAAGAATAATAATTTATTTTCTCGCGTTTTTGAATTCTTTACAACGTGTATCGTTTGAATATTTCTAAAGCAATCAGTGCTCCGATCACTTGAACAATCGAGTAGGGGATAATTTCACTGGGTTCGATTTTACCGGCAGCCGCCATCGCAATGGTGATTGCGGGATTGAGACCGCCTCTTGAAATTGACCCTGTGAGTAACAATGCCAAGGCAAATGCCGCACCTACAGCCAAAGGGTTGCCTGTTGCCAACAAAATATAAACGAAAAAGACTACACCTAAAAATTCAGCTAAATAGTTATACATAACGTGTATTGTAGTAGTAATATACGTTATGGTGTGAAAATTATATTTGTGCGTTTGATCTCCTTGCACCCTCGAGAAATGAAATTATCGGCGACGAACCGCCTTCAATGGAACGTAAGAAGCATTGTGATCGTCCCCCCCGTTCGCGTAATCATTGTAGTTCTGATTGATCGCCTGTTGTCTTTTGAAAGTAATGTACTCCGATGAGTCGGGAACGAAACGAGTGTTACAGGAAGAAGCGGGAACACCCGTGCCGTCGCAGTTTTTCCACATGGTTCCCATGATACCTTTCCAAGCAATACCGGGTTTCCCTGGATTGATGGGATTGGGGCCACCGCACGAGTATTGGACACGACCTAAGAAGTCGCCAGAGTTATTCACCGCACGGAAAGGCGTTGTAACGCGCGTGTGTCCATTGACTTTTCCGGTTGCGTAACTCGTATTCCATGCGTCTCTTAAGATACGGCGTGTCATCACTTGACTGCTATCTTTGAAATTATTGATGGTTTGTTGTGGAGAATATCCATTGTATGGGCCGCCCAAATTTGATGTATTGTTCGGCATGATTGTATACTATATATACCTTCGCAGATTTAAACCCGTGAAGAATGAAAATGTGTCAACCATATATATACTCATTTATTCGGTGTTTTTATAGATACCAACGATGGAGGATCTAGAAGAACTCGCAACAGAAAACTCTGTGTTACAATTTAATGCAGATTGTATTCGTAAACGATCGAATTGGAGCAAATCGTCCAAACAATATCAATTCGACAGTGGAGAGTTTGATCCTCAAGCATTGCTCAAGGATATCCAACATTATTCCCCTAAATTACATGCGCTCTTAGAAAAGATTGAAGATTTAGACAAATCTGATAAAAGTAAACATCATCATCTTCACAAACATTTCATCTTCTGTGATCTCAAATCTTCGAGGTATGGTGCAAAGCTCTTGGCCGCTGCGTTGAACGCGAAAGGGTTCGAGATGGGATACAGTGCGCCGAAACTCCAGAAAAAACAGGCGAAATCTGCTAAAAATAAGGGTGCGGAGGATAATGATAGTGGTAGTGATACAGATACAATCGAAGGGGGAGAAGGGGGCGAAGACAACAAGAAAAAGAAAGCCAAACTATACGGCAAAATTCGACTAAATGACGACGAAACGGTTCAAGCCAATAAAAATCGGAGTTTTTTCTTGTTGTCTTCCGTGGCCGTGTTTGGTCAACCGATCAACGTGGCCAACAAAAAACTGATTTTGAAAAAGTTCAATCAACGCCCCGAAAATATTCACGGCGAACAGGCTCGTTTCATCATCATGGACAGTGGCTTCAAAGAGGGCATTGATTTGTTCGACATCAAATATATTCATATTTTCGAACCTCCTGTGAATGCAGCGGATCAAAAACAGGTGATTGGTCGTGGGACACGAACATGTGGTCAACGTGGACTGAAGTTCCATCCTACGCGTGGATGGCCACTCCATGTCTTCATTTATGATTTGGAAATACCTGAGGTCATGCAAGGTGCATTTTTAGAAACGAAAACTATGCACGAATTGTATCTGAAAGCTCTGAATATCGATGTTCGTTTGATGCGTTTCACGACAGATTTGGAAGAAGTGTCGATCTATGGGTCGGTCGACTATGAACTCAATCGTAAAATTCACGAGTTTGTCGTGGCAAAAGAGGACAATGAAATTGTCGTAGGTGGTGGCCCAAAACGCCGGATTGAAGTTGACCGTAGTAGGCCACCCATCATTGCGAATAGTGTTCTTTTACCAGAGAGTGAACATCCATTACAAGTCCGTCTTCCTTCTGGGGAAACCATTCAAGGTGCAGAAATTCGACGCATGGGGTTCCAAGAAATGCGTAAATACATCAAACAATTTTTCGGGGATTGTGCGTGGGAGGATGTGAAGATGGAAAATTTGTGCGGTTATGCAGGAGTGGACGTGGATGAACCAGAACCCTCCGGTGATCTCTCGGAAAAACCTGTGCGTTTGGTGAAAACAATAGGAGGAGCAGCAGACTTGATCCAGTATACGCCGACCCAAAAATTCGTTCAGCGCTATTTTTCCCCTCAGTGTCCCGTAAAAGGTATGTTGTTATGGCACAGTGTAGGCACCGGAAAAACCTGTTCAGCAATTGCATCCGCAACTGCATCTTTCGAGCCACATGGATATACTATTCTCTGGGTAACACGCACTACCTTAAAAGCAGACATTTGGAAAAATATGTTTGATCAAATCTGTAACGAGACCATTCGTCGTATGGTATCAGAAGAAGGGTTATCTATTCCCGAAGCACAGGATCGTCGCATGAAATTGTTGTCCAAGGCGTGGCGTATTCGTCCCATGTCCTACAAACAATTCAGTAATTTGGTTTCTAAGGGAAATGCTATGTACAAAACCTTGGTCAAACTCAATGGATCCGCCGACCCTCTACGCAAAACCTTGTTGATTATCGACGAAGCCCACAAACTGTATGGCGGCGGAGATTTGTCCACCATTGAACGACCCGATATGAATGCTCTTCATTCCGCACTTATGAATTCTTATGGTGTGTCGGGACCCGACTCCGTAAGGTTATTACTTATGACAGCCACACCCATTACCGAAAATCCGATGGAACTTATTCAATTGTTAAATTTATGTAAACCGATTGAAGCACAAATGTCCCATCAGTTCCCCGTCTTTGCAGAAGAGTACTTAGACGACGAAGGACATTTTACCGTGAAAGGACGTCATCGTTATTTGGACGATATTGCTGGACACATCAGTTATTTGAACCGCGAAAAAGATGCGCGCCAATTCGCACAACCCGAAATTACCAAGGTGTTGGTCCCTTTGGTCCAAGATGTCGAAAGTGTGAAACAAAAGGACAGTCGTATGACACGTTTTTTGATCAATGAAGACATTTTGAAGATGAAAAACGAAATTGTCAAGGAAAACGACAAAATCGACAAAGAGTTCAAAGACATGGAGGCTTCGCGATTTTATGCTATTCGCGATCCCTGTGACAATGTCGAGGATCCGAAGTTAAAAAAGCAGTGTATGAAAATCGCCAATTCGAACATCAAAGGACTGGTCGCGGAAGTCAAATCACTCACCTCGGACGTTCGTAGCCGGATCAAAAAAATCAAAGAAGATATCAAAAATAAAACTCTTTTCAAAAGAACTGCACTGGCTGAGATGTCGATACGGTCGATGATGACCGATCCCAAGGAAATCCGACGTTTCAGAGAAGGAGCATATTATACGTTGAAGTACAAATGCGGTAAAACGGTCAAAGACAAAAGTGATCTTTTGAAAGCGGCCTTAGAAAAAAACCATCCAGAAACGGTGATGATCCAACAACAACTGGACGATTATAATGAACGTATTCGAGAATTAGACCATAGTATACGAACCGCGTTGATTACAAATCAACAACGAATAAAGGGTATTCGAGAACGTATTCGGTCAGGAACACTGAACGAATTGGAAAAATCGGTGTTGAAAGCAACAATCAAAGATATTCGTAAAACATTCAAAAAAACGTCAACGGAACACGCAAAGATAAACAATGCTGCGAAAGAAACACTCCGTAAAACCAAGAAACTCTTGGAAAAAACGATGAAAAAAAACTTGGCAAATATACGTAAGACGATAAAGGCGCGCGTAAAGTCCAATAAAAAGCTGACCAAAGCGAAAGAGAAAGAGGAACTAAAACTCAAGAAAACTGCGCGCAAACAAGACGCCTTGCGTGAAAATTTTACGAATGAAACGTTGAAACGTTTGGTTGACAAATATACGTCGAAAACGGAAACAGATTTTGAACGAAGCAAAGAGGAATTTGAACAAGCACACGCAGAAAAAGAAAGAGTGAAAGAAGAAAAGGCTTTGAAAAAAGCTGAAGAAAAAGAGAAAAAACGTGCGGAAAAGGCCGAAGAAAAGGAGAAAAAACGCGCGGAAAAGGCCGAAGAAAAAGAAAGAGAAAAAACGCGAAAGAAACAGGAGAAGCTGGAACAAAAAGAGCAGAAAGAAAAGGCCGCGAAAACGCAGAAAAAACGCTAACCGATGTCTTTGGCGATTTTTTTTCCAGCACTACATCATAGCATTTGTTCAAGATGGAGAACGTTTTTGAACAAATTCCCCCCTCTAGTAAAAAATATATTGACCAGCTATCTATGGAACTTTTGTTGAACAAAACCAAATACCAAAAGTATTTGTCCAAGACGGATCCTCAAAAACATGCCGAGCACCAAGAATATTTGGACAACTGTTCCAAATTTCGCGGTCCAATCCTTGAGATCACCTCGCGATTGTTAGACGGAGACGACTATACGTACGCACAAGAAGTCAATGATGTTTTCCAAGAATATTCCCAGATTTTGATCCGATACTTGGAATTGAAAGAGAAAAACGAACATTTAGATAAACCGTTTGATGAATTTTCAAACGAAGACGAAGACATGTTGATCCTTCCGAGTTTGAACGAAAACATGAATAATGTAGACTTTGCAGAAGAAGAGGAAATCGACCACATCCAAGATGTGGAAGACAGTGAGGAAAACGAACTCTCTTCGTCCCACAACAAAGTCAATCTATTTTTCCATGCGCCTTCTGTTAATCGACGTACCAAGATGTAATCGTCTCATCAAGTTGTAAATCTGGTATACTGTTTTTTGTAATTATACTATAGATAACTCGATAGTATAATTCTGATATGCCAAGACAATCCAAAAAACGTCTTTCTACGAAAAAATCCAGCGCCCAAGAAAAACACGCAAAATTTACAAATCCATTGAACGTATTCAATCAAACAATTCGAAAAAAGAAATATCGCAAAACACCTTTTCCTGAACCAACGGCAACACTTGAAAAAATGAATTGTAATCCTGTCGTAAAACACAAAACTCTTACCAAAGATACTTGTTATACTCCTCATATTTTAGCCAAAATAAAGACTGCGTATAACGAAAATCACCCAAAGGACAAAATCAAAGCGACTTCCCCCGAAGATGTGCTCTATGAGTTGCGCAAAAGAATGACCAACTGTAAAAAAGAAGACTGTTGGCTAGAGCAAATCAAAAATGCTGAAATGCGTCGCCAAATCGACGACCTCATTTTTGCACCCGACCAACCCAAAGAATGGAAGAATGACCCTGATGAATGGTTATCGAATTTTGACATCGCCGCGGTTTTGCGACAATATGAGAAATCTCATCTTCATTTCAAATTGTTGGGACCCTCTTCTATCGACTATGATACGATTATATCAAATGATGGAGATCACGACAATCATGAGAATAACGGATCAGAACCGAAAAAATGTGTGTGGGAAGAACTGTGTCGTTTGTCGCTCGCAGATTTGATAGAACATAAGAAGCGCAAATTGGGCATAGTATTCAATTTAGATAAACATGACGAACCCGGTTCACATTGGGTTTCTATGTTTGTGGATTTTGATCATGCACTCATCTTTTACTACGATAGTGCATTGAACGAAATCCCGAGTGAAATTCTTCGATTGAAAGAGGAGATCATAAAACAAGGCAAAGAATTGGCGAGCCCGATTTATTTCAAATTCATTCACAATAAACACATGCACCAACAATCCAATACAGAGTGCGGCATGTATGCCTTGTTTTTCATCATTACAATGTTGACAAGATCCGTTGAACCCATCACGAAAAAAAGTGGGTCTGAACCAAAAGGTGGAGAACACATGCAGGTGCAGACAAGTTCGAAATCCAGAAAAGGGAAAATCGGGTTTGATTTTAGTGATCAAGAAATGTCGATCCACGACACAACCGACCTGTTTTTGAATAACACCATACCCGACAAATATGTCCAAGAATATCGCAACATATATTTTAACCGATAAAATCTAAGGACTATATAACGGAATATGAAAAATACTCGATCTAACAAAACACGTAAATACAATAAAACTCGTAAATATCGCAAACCAATATCGAAACCAACATCGAATCCAACTCCGAAAACAAAACAGAATACCCATAAGCAAAACAACGTGAAAGGCGGGTATCGAGGAATTCGTCGCGTCGCTGTAAAAGTTGTTCCTTTGCGTTACAAAACGTCGAGTGGAATATACCCACTGGTGTCTTATTACGATGGTAACAAAGATCGAAACGATTTTACTGAACCCACCAGTGGTGACATGATGAAACAAGTGTTGACTGGACTAAAAAATGTAGATGAGACGTTGCTCACCATGAAAGAAGGTATCAAGGGGCCCTTTCCTGCCGTTCAAACATTTGAAGTGCTCGTCAATGAGCGAAAATAAATGTTCATCGGAATAAACAATATAAATTTTGCGTAAATTTGAATAGTAGAGTGTCTTATCCAAATTTACGAATGTCTCTTTACATTCACCCTGAAAATCAAAAACTAATATGGGAGAGTATGAACAAAATGCCCGCGTTTCAAGCCTACGGGGAAGACGAACCCGGATTACGCGAAGAGTGGTTTCGCGATATTATACAACAATTCTACGAAAACAACAAATTCAAACTACTGTCTGTCCAAGACATACAACAATTGAACAAAGAAACCGTGTTGTATATGATGCAAGACCTGAAAGACAAACGAGTTCAACCCGTCGCCACTTCTTTTTTTTCAGGATCATCTTCTGGATTTCGTGGCGAGAATTTGAAAACCGCATCTCGTTCTGGACAGTCGACCGCATTTCCGAGCACAGAAAGTGAAAGAAAATCCGTGTTGCGAGACTACATTTCTGAAAAAAAACAAGAAGAACTCGATCGGAAATTCAATGATCGCCAAAAAACGTACGATTCTATGCTGCAACGTGGACCGCAAAACGATATTGACTTTCGAATGTCAGAAGATAAACCGATTGAAAATATGGATGCTCTTGTAAAACGACATTTGGAAGAACGTGATGCTGAGTTACAGCAAGTGTTGTCGTCACGGCCATTAACCGACGAACTTGGTGTCATTGAGTTACAAAACAGTCAGTTGAACTCTGGACTAAGATCTGGGTCTGGATTAGGGTCGGGGTTCAGTTCCTATCGTTCGGAACCGACGTCTTCTTCAAATTCACAACGACTTTCGAAAAGTGTGCATTGGGCGGCGGATAAACCTCACGGGCAAAGTTCTTCGCAAGATACCACTGGACTACATGGGTTTATGAAAGAAATGAAAGACTATATGTTCTCCATGCGGGAAGAATTAAATCATTTGAAACGCGGAACTATCATCAATGAGGATGTTCAAGAAAGACCGAAGCTACAGGGTTTAAAAACAAACTCTCTTCAAAACGACAACCCAGCCGTGTCCAATATTCTAGGCAGACTACGTAGAAAAAATGTGGGGTCCGCGGGATCCATGGGATCTAATTTCCATGCTATGAATACAAAGACAAACGTCAATAATTTCCGACCGAGCATATCTTATCAACTGTCCGAAGAGTTGGAAGATATTTCGAACACCTTCTAGTTTTTCAGCTGTAAAAAACTAGCCAACACCGATTTATTCTTTTGTTCATATTGTTGTGACCTAAGTTTCGCATTGTATTCTTGTCGCATCATGCGTTCGTTTGTAAGTCTTTCTTGTTCATTTAATAAGCGCTGAGCCTTTTCTTTTTCCATTGGATCATAGGAATATTGACTGCGTGCTCGATTGAATTCATCCACAGAACCATACTTTTGGACTTTTTGAAAATCGCGTTCCGACACCGCCAACACCGTTTGATCTTTGTGCACTTTTCGTAAATCATCGAATTTTAATTTACTAAAAGGATCGCTCGTAACATACCCATCCGAAGTATCGTCCGACGTATCATACAAATTCGACGCACCTGTGGAAGAAGATGTCATATCTTGGACACCTCGATATCGAACTAGCGCCGCGTTTTGCTGTTTGATTTTGTCAAAGTGTTCA